GACACGGCTGAAGAAACCAAGCAATCAGTACCTTCACTCGATGAAGTGGAGGCTCAAGTTGCAAAGGTTAAAGCAGATCGCAAACAGGCACTTAAGGACTTGGACTTTGAAAAATTGGGGGATCTGGACGAAACTCTTGATGGACTAAGGGAGAAACAGGCGCAACTTCGGGAATCTGCAAAAGAAGCAGAAGTTGAGGCCCGTGCAAGCTACCAAAGGTCAGTCGAGGATTCAAAGCGTAAAGCAGTCTCTTTTTATCCGGACACTACCGATAAACAAAGTCAGTTAGTGCGCCGGATGGTGGAAATCGATAATGCTCTTAAGGAGCAGGATAACCCACTTTACTATTCCGCCGATAAGCCTTTCAAGATCGCTCAAATGGCCGGCAACGACTTGGGAATCGCTCCCAAGGATCCTAACCGGAAGGTTGAGAAGGTCGTCACCCCAGCCCCATCAAGTGCATCCCGCAAAGCGATACAAACCCCAATAGCGAGTGGAAACGCTCGCTCAAACGGGAGCAGTATCAAATCGTTGGAAACTGTACTCGACGGGATTAGTGACGAAGAAGCCTTCCGGTCTTTGATCGGCAAGATCTAAGTTGTTAATTCGGGGCGATAGCCCCAGTCAGCAGTCTCCGGCTACTGCTCCCTCCAAAAGAAATAGGAGGATACACTTATGGCAACAGCATTTAACCTAAGCGTACCTAATGTAAACTTATCGTCCGAGCTTAATGCTCAGACGACAAACAGTGACTTCTTGCCTAAACTTTGGAAGAAAGGTGTGCAGATTAGTGAGGCTCAGGAGGATTACTTCAATGATTTTGAAGGTGGTTCTCAGAATAGCCCCATTATGAGCGTAACCGATCTTGCCAAGGGGGCGGGACAGAAGATCACATTCCGGACAATGGCCCAGTTGTTCGGTGACGGTGTTCAGGGCGACGAGATCGTAGGATCTAATGTCGAAGAGTTTCGGGTTGGGAGCTACACACTCTCGGTCGATTACCTTCGCCACGCAGTTTCCTACAACATCCGAACAGAAGATCAAACCGGTTTGATGACCGAACTCAAGTCCAGCATCCCCAACTTGTTGGGTAACTGGCTCGGACGGAAAAAAACCGAACGTCTCCTGAAGATGTTCATCCACAAAGGCAACAGTGAAAACACCGTTCGCCCCAACAACAAAGCGACGACGAACGATCTTCGTTCTGCCGACGTTTTGACAATGGATGCCATCACTACCTTCGGACAGCAGATGCGTACCCGTGGTGCTAAACCCGCTTTGGTTGGCAAAGTCGGCAAAAACTCCGTCAATGCCTTCACATTCGTATCGACTGGCGAAGGATTGTTGTCGTTGAAGAACTCTTCCGACTACAAACAGGCTCAACGTGATGCTGGCGTCCGTGGTGACGAGAACTACATCTTTAAGGGTGGATTCTCGAACATCAACGGCCACGTAATCCGGTCTTATGACCCGATTGATCACGACGGATGGGGGCCGGTTGGCTCTCCTCTGAATCCTAAGGCTTACTTGGGTGCTGACCTCTCCACTGCTCCGACTGCTTCCTTCTCATTGAAGGGTGGCGGATCGGCCTCGGCTGGGGATAAGACTGCCCCTAAGTACTTCGAGTTCTTCTCGAACTACGCCTATAAATGGTCACCAGACGATGCTCTGAGTGCCGGAAGTAGCGAAAAATACGTCCTGATCTATAATTTGACGGACGGAAAATATAACCTCTACTCCTACACTTCGAACAACGGCAACCAACTCACGATCACTGGCGCACTTGCTAAGACTACGGATACTGCCGGATCTTACTTGAAAGCCACTATCGGTGCGGTATCTGCTCACGCCACAACTGGCGTTTGGGCGAATGCCAACCTGAGCCGGCAACACCCCGTTGGTTCCCTCATTGTGGAAACCAACTCATCCGGTGTTCCGATTGGTCGTACCGTGGTTCTCGGAGCTTCCTCGGCCCTTCGTGGCTACGGACGATTCACGAACGAGCGTACTGAAGAAATGTTCGACGGTGATTTCATCCGCAAGGTGTATATCACTTCGATCTTCGGTCAGACTCCGTTCCAACGTCCCGACGGGCGTTACCCGAACTATGCAGTCGTAGAACATGCGATTGCCTATGCCGGTCTGAACCTCCCAGTGATCAGCTAATAGACTGAAAAACTGAATTGTTGTACCCCGCCTAGACCTAAAAATCTAGGCGGGGGCAACTTTTAATAATGAAAGCAATTCTCTACATCTCAGGAGTTTCCCGTTCCATTAACGGGCCTATTACGTATCTAAACGGAAAATCTCATAAGGAATACACATTTACTTGGTCTGATACCTACCAGAAACACATCTTGAACGGAAAAGAGATCGGGATTGAGGATAATTCAATCATCCTAGATCTGACCACTTCAGAGGAAAACACTTATCAAAAGGCAGTTGTCATGCTCTTGGACGAACCCAAGGAGGCCGTTGAAGAGGCTCCTAAGCGCAAGAAAGTAGTCAAAAATGACAGTTAAAACCGTTTTTGACGATCTTTGGGGTAACTGGGGATTCGAAGCTGAGACAAACGTAACGGCTTTCCTGAGGGATCGTACCGTAAATACCCTTAATTCGGCCATGCAACTCATTTGGTCAAACGCAAAAGAGATGTCCTATTTTGCCCGTGAAACTATTACCGTTACTGTAAATAGCTCAGGGGTTGCCTCACTGGATGATGACATTCAAACAGTTATCGGGCCGGTCAGGGTAGCTTCGACAAATCAACCGCTTTTGCAGATTTCTAGCAGGGGAGCATACGAACGTTTTGGACTGCTTTTCGGGGATTCTCCCACGATTTTATCCGGAACACCGCAATTCTACTTCTTGGAAGAGCTTCGTCAGGCAACGGCAGATTCGGTAAGGCTACGGATCCTGACCGTTCCGGCCCCGACATCTACCGCAAGTATTTCAGTGGACGTGATTAAGCAACCTACACGGTACTATTACTCTGATTACGCCTCACAAACCGTTATCGCAGTGCCTCATAACTATGAGGCAATACTCCTTCCGGTAGTCCGTAAGCTGGGTCTAGGCACTAGGTTCTTCGTGGATAAAGGACGTGAATCGTTCGTGGAGCAGGACTACCAAAATGCTCTCGCAGTGCTTTCCGGAACATCACCGAGGGTTATGCCCATGGAGGCTAAGGCAAAATGAACTCAGCCCAGCTAGCCCAGCGTCTCGTTCGATTTACGCCGGCTAAGGACGTGGCCTTGCTTACGGTCGAGGATGCGATCCGGTTCGTTGATATTATCAACTCCGGCCTTTCGGCTTATCACCTAAGGACTCCTCCAAACTATCGGCATGCTAGCGCAAGTGTGACGCTTCCGGCCCCTATGACTGCCTCCTTCGGACTTACAAACGGAAGTCAGAACTTCACCGGTTACACTGCGACCACAAGCCAAGAGGGATCGTCGGTTTTGTTTTCAGAAAAGAACGATCCTCAGCAAATTGTTAGCACAAACCAATTTCTAGCAAACTGGGGCGGGGGTACTGGGACATTTAATGGGACGATTTACGGGGATGCAATTCAACTTCCATCCGGTGTTGCTAGGGTTGTCACTCACCCAACAATCTCCGGAAACGTCTTAAAAAGGGAAGATGCTGAAATCTGGATTAGCCCAACGGCAGTCGGAAAGCCTTCAGCCTATAAACTAGAAGCAGTCGGATCTATTGGCGGGGCGTTTCCTCCATTTTATCTGCGTGTTCACCCGCTTCCGGAGACATCTTTTATTGTTTCAATCACAGTAGAACTTGAGCCTTCCCAGTTGGTTATCACCGATCTTTCGGCTCAAACAACGATTCCAGTCCGGAATAGTCATGTTGCGTCATTCCTTTTGCCTATTTGCGAAGGCGAACTAGCCATGTCCGAACTATGGAACTCTGAGATTGCTAAAGATGGAGTCATGAAAAGATACGAAAACGCAATAATCGGGCTAGGCCAACTTGAGTCTAATGACATGGCTTCTCCGGCCAATAAGGTGAAGTCTGCGAGGGGCTACTAAAATGGAAAACATTATCCCTCTTTCAGAACTGGATAACCTAATCACTGAAACGATTCAGCAGATTAAGGTTGGTATTGTTGGGGCAAGGCAGTACGCAATCGCTGAACTGCCCGAAAAGGTAGATTTCGAGATGAACCTAGTAAGGGGCTGGCAAGACTCGTCTTATGCTATACAGAAAACAACTTCTAAAACAGGGGCTGGGAGTCAAAGTCAAAGCGGGAATACTAGCGGAACACAAAGTCAGGCAAGTTCCGAAAGCGCAAGTACAGTAAGATCTAATTCTGGCTCGACCACCGGTTCTACTACTGGCTCGACCACCGGTTCTACTACTGGTTCAACCACTGGCTCTACTACTGGTTCAACCACTGGCTCTACTACTGGCTCGACCACCGGTTCTACTACTGGTTCAACCACTGGCTCTACTACTGGCTCGACCACCGGTTCTACTACTGGTTCGACCACCGGTTCTACTACTGGTTCGACCACTGGTTCTACTACCGGTTCTACTACTGGTTCTACTACTGGTTCGACCACTGGTTCAACCACTGGTTCTACTACTGGTTCGACCACTGGTTCAACCACTGGTTCAACCACTGGTTCGAGTTCTGGTTCGAGTTCTAGTTCTGGCTCTAGCTCTGGTTCTAGTTCTGGCTCTAGCTCTGGTTCAAGTTCTGGCTCTAGCTCTGGTTCAAGTTCTGGTTCAAGTTCTGGTTCGAGTTCTGGTTCGAGTTCTAGCTCTAGCTCTGGTTCAAGTTCTGGTTCAAGTTCTGGTTCGAGTTCTGGTTCGAGTTCTAGTTCAAAGAGCGAAAGCCAAAGCAACAAATACACCTACGGTCAAGCTGACAACACAATGGGGAACTAGAGGATAAATATATGGATGGCAATGACTACGTACTAAAAGATGAGACACTTAATTCCAATCAGAACGAGAACCGTAATGAGAACAGGAATGAGAACCGGAACGAGAACAGGAATGAGAACCGGAACGAGAACAGGAATGAGAACCGGAACGAGAA